ATAGTAAAATATATCCGAGATAGAGCGAAGAATAAGTACGAAAAGGGCTCGGAATGCTATATCTGTGGTGCTGAAGTAAAATTAGATTTTCACCATTACTACAGCTTAGCGCCTCTCATTCATAACTGGATGAAAAAGACAGGGCACGATCCTAAATACATTCTTTCAATTCGGGATGATTTTATAGAAGAGCATTGGGCAGAATTATATGAGCACACTGTCACTTTGTGCTACGGACACCACAAACAGTTGCATAAAGTATATGGCCGCAACCCTGCATTGACAACAGCAAAGAAACAAATGCGCTGGGTACAGATTCAAAGAGACAAACATGGCATGGTATGACAGATTCTTTCGTAAGGAAGACGTTGAAGAAAAACTAAATACTTCTCAACATCTTCTTGGTGGAACCTCAGAGAGCACTAGAGAACCCACCACCAGTTATGAAAGACAATACGAAGAATTAGAAATTGTCAATCGTGCAGTAAATATGATTGTTGATGATGCTGCAGAAATTCCTGCAATAGTCAGTGGCTCAGTAAAATTAAATGGCGTTATAAAAGGTATTAAAAGGGCAAAAGTAGATACATTACTTAATTATGAACCTAATCCTTTTCAAGATATTAATACTTTTAAACGCAACTTAATAACAGATTATATACTAGACGGTAATATTTTTATTTATTTTGATGGTGTACATTTATACCACCTACCTTCAAGTAAGATGGCAATTCATGCAAGTGAATCTACTTATGTTGAACAGTACACTTTTGATAAGAACGTTGAATACTCTCCAAATGAAATAATCCATATAAAAGAAAATTCCTTCTATTCTATTTATAGAGGGGTACCTCGTTTAAGCCCCGCATTGAGAACAATGCAACTTATGGCTTCAATGAGAAAATTTCAGGATAATTTCTTTAAGAACGGAGCAGTACCTGGACTGGTTTTAAAAAGTCCTAATACTTTATCTGAGAAGATAAAAGAAAGAATGATACAATCGTGGGGTGCTCGTTATAAGCCTGATGCAGGCGGTAGAAGACCACTTATTTTAGATGGTGGTATAGAAGTAGATAATTTGACAAATGTAAATTTTAAAGAATTAGATTTTCAAAGTGCGATTGCAGAGAATGAAAAGATTATATTAAAGGCGCTCGGAGTGCCTCCAATTATGTTGGACTCTGGTAACAACGCTAACATTCGCCCAAATATGCGACTATACTATCTTGAGACGATACTACCTATAGTCCGAAAAATTAATTTTGCATTTGAAAGATTTTTTGGTTTTACTATAAAAGAAAATGTAACTGATATACCAGCTTTGCAACCAGAGCTAAGAGATCAGTCACAATATTACACTGCACTAGTAAATGGAGGAATTATATCTCCGAACGAAGCTAGAGAGCAACTTGGCTTTGAGCCGATAACTGGACAAGATGATGTGAGAGTTCCAGCAAATATAGCCGGAAGTGCAGTAAACCCAGACGAAGGCGGAAGGCCTGTAGAAGAGGAAGAAGAATAATGGCGGGATCGTCAAAACAAAAGAAACAACTGGCAACTACAATGGCTATGTATTTTGCAGAAGCAGGATGGATTGTAGAGCCAAAAGAATTCAGTGAAGATCCAAATAGGCCCGAACTAATTAAGATGTCGACAGTTAGGAAAATATTTGGATCTTGGTCAATTATGATAAAGTTTACACAATCTTTTTGTCCTGATCTTATGAGAGGATTAACTGAAGAAAAGCCTAAAGTGGAAGCACCAACTCCACTCGAAGAATTACAGGCAAAGACCGCAGAAGCGGATGATAAAGAGGGGGATGATGGAAAAAATATTTAATCTTACCTCTACTTTTAAGTCCCATACTGACGAGGATGGAAGTGTTAAAATCCGAGGTATGGCAAGCACGGCTGATTTTGATCGCGCGGGCGATTCAATCGCAGTTGATGCTTGGACTAAAGGTGGATTGAAGAATTTTGAAAAGAATCCCATAATTCTTTTCAATCATGACTACAATAGACCCATTGGAAGAGCGACTGGATTGAAAGCTACCGATAATGGGTTAGAGCTGGATGCTAAAATTAGCAAAGCAGCAAAAGACGTAGTTGATTTAGTTAAAGACGGTGTCCTTGGAGCCTTTTCTGTTGGTTTCCGAGTCAAGGATGCTGATTACTTAGAGGAAACCGACGGATTAAGAATAAAGGACGCTGAGCTATTGGAGGTATCGGTAGTATCTGTACCATGTAATCAATCAGCTACTTTTTCACTGGCGAAGTCCTTCGACTCGATAGATGAGTATGAAGATTTCAAAAAAACTTTCACTAATAGTGACGGGGCGCAAGTCCAAAAGGAGATACAAATGTCTGAAGAGACAAATCAACCCGTTGACTTGGAAGCTTTTGCTAAAAAGGTAGCTGAGGAAACTGCTGCTAAAATTGCAATGAAGCAAGCCGAGCAAAAAGCAGCCGAAGAGGCTGTTCAAAAAGAGGCTGAGGAGAAGGCTGCTGCTGACGCAGAAGCTAAAGCCCAGCAAGATCAAGAGGTACAAACTGCTATTAAGACCGGCATCGAGTCAGGTGCTGATAGACTTATGGCAGACCTTGAGTCTAAAATGGCAGAGAAAGATGCCAAGATTGATGAGATTATGAAGGAGCATGAAAAAGTCCTTCTTGAGAAAGACGATGAACTTACTAAAATGCGTGAGTCTAAGCGTGTATTCTCAAATCGTAACTCAACTGAACTTTCAAAAGATGTTAAGCAAGAGCTAGTTTATGCTCATATTCTAGGTAAAGTTACTAAGAAAGGCTATGACACTGACTACGGAAGAGACGTACTGCAAAAAGCAGGCGTAACTTATGATGCTACTAGCGCAGCTGGTATCGACGTAAGTGTAGCTTCTACTTTTGAAGAAGCTGTTAAGCTGGAGCAAAAAGTAGCTCCTCTTTTCCGTGAAATCCAGGTATTGTCTGGTGCGACTGTTCTACCAATCGCTCCTGATACCGAAAACGCCAACTGGAATGCAACAGGTCTTGAGACCACTGCTAACTTGTTGGAAGAGAAGGGTGCAAGCGATAATAACTACAACGTTAATCGCATATTGCTACAAGCCTATAGACTCGTTTCTGGTACGTTCATCAGCAATGATACTGACGAGCAGGTAGTAATTACTCTTCTACCAATGATAACCACAGCCCTTGCGCGTGCACACGCGAAAGCAATCGACTCATCAATCTTGTTGGGTAATGCTTCTTTCAAGGGTCTCGTAGGCGGATCTGGAACTGACGGTGCAAACACACCTTATGCATTCGACTCAACTCTCGTAGCTGATCTCGATGCTTCTGGTTCATCTGATGCTGTTACAGGCGCTAACTTGCTATCAATTCGTTCAGAAATGGGCAAGTTTGGTGTTAATCCTGCTGATGTTGCTTATATTGTTCCTGTGGATCAGTATTACAACCTTATCGGCGATGCTGCTTTCTCTGACGTGTCAGAGGTCGGCTCTGATACAGCAATGAAGCTAATCGGTGCTGTTGGTTCTATCTACGGTTCGCCCGTAATAGCTTCCGATGCGCTTGCTAGCCAAACAGGTGCTGGTGGTGCCGTAACAACTTCAGCTGCCGTTGCAGTTGCAGTAAATAACTATGTTATACCTCGGTTGAAGGGCGTAAGCATTGAAACCGATTACGAAGTTGCTGGTCAGCGTACCGCTATTGTAGCTGCTCAATCCTTAGGATTTAATGAGCTTGAGGCTGCAGCTGGTGCACATCCTGGCGACAACGGTGCTGTTAGAATAGAGTACGCATAAGTCGTACACTTAACTAGAATTACATTAGTGATTCTTATAACTCGGGGGAGGCAATCCCTCCCCCAAGTTTTTACTAAATAACTTATGGCAGATTTAATTACTTTACAACAGTATAAAACAGCAGAGGGTATCACTCAACCTAAAGATGATGCTCGTCTGAATGTATTAATACCATCAGTAAGTGCATTAGTAAAAACTTATTGTGGAAATAGCTTTGTTGACTATTATTCATCAAACAAAACAGAATATTTTGACATTACCTGGGGTACTCATATTGTCCAACTGACAGAGAGTCCAGTTAATGCTATAGTAAGTGTACATGAGAGAACCGCATACACAGACGACTACGTTGCACTTACCACAGGAGCCCATGAATACTATCTAAATACTAAGACTGATAGCATATTCAGAACAATTGGTTCCGGAAGATTTAAAAATTGGCCCGAAGGTGTTGGCGCAGTTAAAGTGGTTTATACAGCCGGCTATAGTGCGGTACCTTCTGATCTTAAGCTCGCAGTGCTGGACTTAATTACTTATTACCTAAAGGACGAGCATAAGCAAAGGCAAACTATAGCAGGTGCTAGCATACAAAACCAAGCAAGCACTAGCCAAACAAATAATGTAAGCTTTCCAGACCACATTAAGCGAGTCTTAGACTTGTATAAAAACTTTTAATGGCTAGAAAAAAGATGGACAAGCTCATGGAGCAGGCATTAAAGGTAGCTAATGATGAGTGGGCTAGAAAAGGTCTGGATAAAAACAGACAAATAGTTACAGTAACAAGACATAATATAACAGCAGCTTTCGGAGACGCTATTGTAGGTAATGACGATGTTAGTATAACTCCTGAGGACTTAACTGCCGTAGGAAATGCTGCTTTTAAAGGTTTAAAGGACTCACTAGCACGTAGTAGAATAAGTGAGCTTAGTGAGGCTCTCTCAGATAGTAATAAAGTAGTATTTACCCAGGAGAGATATACTCCTACCCCATTCCGAGCAATGAAACGGAAAGGAAAAGCCAAACTACAAGAGATATTAGGAGTAGAAAAACTAGACCCTACATTAAATGC